GTAGACGCAGAATCAATTACAATGTTACTTCCAATCGTAGAAGATTATGTTGGAACAAGTATTAAAAATGACAAATATTTAATTGATTTAGGAACATTAGTACAAAAAATGCTATCTTCAGAAAACTCAGGAAAGACCAATACAAATGATATCCCGGTAACGCTAAGCTCTGCTGAAAAAAAAGATCTTGAAGCTCGAATTTCTCAAATAAAATTAGATATGGGGCAAAACGCAATAACTAATTAATGTCATATAAAGTAGAGAATTGAAAACCGAGATATAAACCAAAGACTAATAGTCTAGCTCGTGCTGGTTCTGATATTGACGGATCAAGTAATTCGAAGTTTTACGAACTCGAGCTTGGTGAAGTTATTGATATCATATATGATGATACACATAGCGATTTTCAAACATGAGATGATATTGGTAAAGTTAAGGTTAGGCTCTTATATTCTCAATACAATGTTGAAGAAAAAGACCTAAAGTGGGCTAAACCATTCGATGCTAGAATAAAAGCTTTTCCATTAAAACATGAGCTCGTATTAACTGGTTATTATGTTTCTAATATGGACTACTCACTTGTAAAGATTAAGAATTCCAATTATTTGAATAAAGAACTCTATTATACTAAAACAATAAGTTGCAACAATAGCGTTAATAATAATGCATTTTATAATATAAGTGCACAAGATGGTGGAAAGCCATATGTTGACTTAGGAAATAAGTTCGAAAGTGATGATAGAATACATCCACTATTACAACAAGAGGGTGATACTACTTGAGAGGGTAGATTTGGACAATCAATAAGATTTGGCTCTAACGAAAATGTAAAACTACCTAATATTAAAATTAGAGTAGGACAAAATAAAGAATATAATGATCTAGAAACTCCTATCATTCCAGTTAAAGAAGATATAAATCTTGATAATAATAGTATATGAATCACCACTGATGAAATAGTCTCGCTTGATAGAGCTTGCAAAGATACAGTAGGTTTCAACGGTGACGAGCCCAATCTTTTTGATTCAAACCAAATAATAATTAACTCAGATCGAATTATTTTTAATTCCAAAGTCAATGAAATTCTTGCGTACTCCAACACAAACATTGGACTATCTGCAAATAAAAATGTAATTATAAATAGTAAGAAAACGATTGTAAATAGTAAAGAAGTTGAGCTAGGTTTAGATGCTAATGAGCAACTTGTTTTAGGTAACGTTTTAAAGTCATGGTTAGAATCACTTATTGATGAGCTATCTAAAACAACTGTACCAACTGGAACTGGACCTTCAGGAGTACCGATGAATGTGTTAGGATTTGTTAAGCTAAAAACACAACTAAATACTATATTATCTAAAACTTCTAAGACACTATAAAAGAAGTAACTATGGCATTAAAAAATGATAAGCTTTATAAAGACTTGGTGAGCATTATTGAGCTTCATGAAGCAAAAAATGAAGAAGATTTCGTCAATAAAATTGTAGATGAGTTAGATAAACATATAAAGTTTAACGCTGAAGATTATATATATGGTAATACAATTATTAAGACAAATCCAGAGCTGTTAAAAAAAGCTTGAACGACAGGTTTTCTACTTTTAAAGAGCAATATTACAAATTCTGATTTGATTATAAGATTAGCTAGTATGCTATTCGCTGCTGGAATAAATTTATATTGGTTAAACAGTCAATTGTCTTATACAATATTGCCACCCGGTACAACATCTGTAGTTGCTAATTTTGTAGTAGCTCCAAGTCCAATATTATTTCCAATAGAGTTAATAAATACTGATAATCCTGGAGAAATTGTAGAAAATATAATTAGATCATTTAGATTTAGTATGCAAGCGATGACTGGTATAACAATTGCTATGGTGCCAGGGACTCCTCCAATTCCTACTCTATTTTATTGGCACGGATTATCATAAAAAAAAATTAAAAAGAAAGGAACGATAGGTTAATTAAAAATGACTAAAAAAGAATTTAAACAAATGGTTAAAGAGAGTGTTCATGAAGAAATGAAAGCTCTGAAAAAATATATTAAAAGAACTATTGAAGAAGAAGTCAATACGCTTGGCGAACTTATAATAGAATCTAGTAAACTACAATTAGAGGCGGTTAGAGGTAGAAAGAAAACTATTAAAGAAGCTCCTGAACAAAAAGTTAATAGATTTGCTGGTGCTATAGATACATTAAAGCAAAACGGTAATAGTATGATGAAAGAATTTGCTCAAAATGCAACTCCTGCTGATATTGGAATGGAATTTGAAGAGCCACAGTTTGCTAATATTCCATCTGGAGTAGTAGGTACAAAAGAAGATTTGATCACAGAAGTTCAAGCAGGAAACGCCTCCGCAGTAGATGTTGCTAAACTTGCTACAAAGGTAAATTATTCAAGCTTTTTAAAGAAAATGGGAAATAAGCCGGGTACAAAGCCTTTATAGAATCATGTCTGCTAAAGATAAAAATATTAAAGGTGATAGCTATACAAGATTTATTGGTTGCCAGTTACCGTTGTGCAACACACAGTTTGGATATTTTAACCCATCATATAAAACAGTTGATCAAATTACATCTAATTTAAAAAATTTAATATTAACTCAGAAAGGTAGTAGACCTATGCAACCAATGTTTGGTACATCAATATATAAAATTCTCTTTGAACAAGTAGATGAACAATATTTAAGAGAATATGTACTTTCTGATATTAAAAATGCTGTTAGTATATGACTACCAATTGTTATAATTAAAGATATTACACTTCAAATTTTAGAAAATATTATAGAATTTAATATCGTATATGTAGTAAATCTAGCAACAGAAGAGGGTAAAGAAAGAGAGTTTACTCTATCTATCAAATAAAAAGGAAGAAATTATAGAATTTTTTAAAACATGAACAAGTATAATCGTACTATTGCTAATAAAAAAGACGTAAAATATTTAAACAAAGATTTTAATTCACTTAGAGAATCATTAATAAACTTTGCAAAGATATACTTTCCACAGACATATAATGATTTTAATGCAGCCTCTCCTGGCATGATGTTTATAGAAATGGCATCATACGTTGGAGATGTATTGTCATTTTATATAGATAAGCAATTTCAAGAATCACTACTTCTAAAAGCTCAAGAATATAAAAATGTAGTATCACTATCACAAGCGTTTGGATATATTCCAAAAGTATCAATTCCTTCTTACGTAAATCTTGATATTTTTATGGTAGTACCGAGTACAGGAAGTGGTACGACAATTTTACCAAATTATAATTATGCCATTACTATTAAATCAGGATTTGAAGTAAAAACTGACGATACGAAAGCTGTAACATTCAGAACAATAGAGGATGCAGTTTTCAGTGATTCGGATTCTTATGATAAATCAGACGTAATTGTATATGAAACTACCGCTGGTGAACCAACAAGTTTCTTATTGAAGAAAACAGTTAAGGCTATGTCAGTAACGCAAGGGAGTGTAGAGTTAGATTTAACTAAGATAAAGAGGTATAATAAAGCTTTAATTAATATAGATAATATCGTGTCAATAAACACTGTATATGAAAAAAATAATGAAGATATAGAGTGATACGAAGTCGATTATCTTGCACAAGATACAATATTTGAAGACAACCCAATTAAAGATTTTCAAAATTTTGATTCTGGTTCGAATAAAAACACAGTGCCGTATATTCTATCTTTAAGAAGGGTTCCTAGAAGATATATTTTAAGAGTAAATGATGATGGATATTATGAAATGCATTTCGGCTCAGGTATGTCATCTAATCCAGATGAAATAATTGTACCTAATCCTGCAAATGTCGGCGGTGCTTTAGCAAATGGCATTACAAAATTTGATAGTGTTATTGATCCTTCAAACTTTTTGTATTCTAGAACCTACGGTCAAGTTCCACAAACAACCTTAGTCGTGAATTATTTATATGGCGGAGGTATTGAATCAAATGTTGAAGCGAATACAATAACCTCTATAATTTCAGACCTCTCTACAGATACTGATTTGTACGATATTCCAATAGAGATATATAGTGCTAGTTCATTAAGCTCTGTAATTGCTTCAATTTCAGTAAACAATAAAGAAGCTGCTACTGGTGGAAGAGCTGGAGAAACAGTTGAAGAAATTAGACAAAACGCATTAGCACTATTTAATTCTCAACAAAGAGTTGTGACAAAAGAAGATTACATTACTAGACTGTATTCAATGCCAGCAAAATATGGAAGTATATCAAAAGCGTATATTGAACAAAGTAATAACATAAATATAAAATATGACAATCCGCTATCAATGAATTTATATGTTTTAGGATATGATAGCTCAAAAAATCTTACTATACTAAATGATATTGTTAAATCAAATATTATTTCTTATCTTGATAGGTATAGAATGCTTACTGATGCTGTAAATATATTAGATGCTCACATTATTAATATTGGAGTTAATTTCAAAATTATAACTTCACCAGCATATAATAAAAATGATGTAATACTTAGATGTATAAGTCAAATATATGATTTCTTTAATATAGATAATTGACAAATTAATCAACCAATAGTAATTAGTGACTTATATAAAGAATTGTTAATAGTTGATGGTGTACAAAATGTAAATGAAATTAAAATTATAAATAAATTTAATGAAGATAATGGCTACTCTGGTAACTTATATAATATTGATACTGCTACTAAAGATGGAGTTGTATTTCCGAGTAAAGATCCGTCAATCTTTGAATTAAAATATAGAAAAGATATTAGAGGGTATGCAAGATAAATTATGATCTATAGAATAACAAGTTCACAAGACGCAACAATATACCAGAGAGATACAGATATTGATAGAACTGGTCAAAATACCGGATTAGATTCTATACTTGAGCTCAATCAAGAGCGTAGTTCATTTGGAGTCGGTGAAGGGGTATTTAACAGTAGAATATTAATTAAATTTGAGAATTTTAGCGGTAGTAATTTAGATTTAGATACTGACCCGACTGCATATTGATTAAGGTTATATAATACAAATGCAGATAATAAAATTGCACAAGAGATAAATATTGATATTATGCCTATATCACAATCATGAGAAATGGGAATTGGAGAATTTAATGATGATCCAATAACAACTGTTGGCGTAAGTTGAATTAGCAGAAGCGTTTCAGAAGCATGAGATACAGCAGGCAGTGATATTATTAATGACTCTTCATATACTGCAACTAAATCAATTTCATATCCTGATGACGGAGATTTAAATGTAAACGTAACAAATATGGTTACAAAGTTGTGAAACGCAGAAGTAGGTGATAATTATGGATTTATAATTAAAAGAAGCGGTTCTGAAGAAATATCTACTAGCTCACTAAGTGCTTTAAAGTTCTTTAGTGTGGATACAAATACAATTTATCAACCAAGACTTGAAGCTATGTGAGATGATTCAGCTTGAGCTACAGGGTCGCTTGAAGCAATCGATATATCGGGTCAAATTAGTGTTTGAATGCACGGATTAAAGAGAAATTACAAGAGTGATGAAAAAGCAAGAATACGAGTATATTCAATAGAAAGATATCCAGCAAAAAGCTTTGCTACATCATCAGTAACATCTATGTCAACTAAATATATGCCTGCAACATCTTATTATTCTATAGTTGACTCTCATACTGGAGATGTAATAATTCCTTTCAACACATCATATACTAAGTTAAGTTGTGATACTACTAGTAATTACTTTGACCTGTGAATGAGTCAATTTGAACCATTAAGATATTATCGTGTGTTAATTAAATCAACAGATAGTACTTCTGGGATTGAGAGAATATATTCTGATAGTAATAAAATGTTTAGAGTAGTAAAATAAATGAGTGAAACCATACTTAAACTTACTAAAGTAGCTCAGCCAGCTGCTAGCAATGTTTTGGATATAATAATCTCAGAGCTTAATACAGAGAATATAGTAGAGATAGTTAATATTTCAGATTTCTTTGCATACTACGATAAAGTAAAGAGTGATTTATCACAACTTGAAGTATCAGAATCTCATCAATATTTAGTTAACGAAGCTATTAAAGAAACCGAAGGCCAAATATATATATGACCTAGCTACTCATATTGAGACATTAGCGGTGAGCAAGATATTAAGTTTACCTGGAATGATATTAAAACATTTTCTATACGCATGCAGGAAATGAAATACCAAATTGATGAGCAGGCTAGAGCTAATGATATATTACAGAATGAAAATTTTGCACTTTTAAATATTATTTCTAATAATGATAGAACAATAGCATCTGGTTCAATAAGCTCTGGTCAAAGTTTTGTATTTGAATATGGTGGCGAAGTAAATGAAAATTATATATTTGATAATCAACTTGAAACTATAATTACAGATACAAATAGTTTTCACATTATATCAGCTAACTTTTCATTCGATCCTGTTCGCTATGCTACTAATTATAAGTTATATTGACAAGAAGGGTTACATACTAGTAGTACATCATATAATGAGCTTCTTCAAAGTAATTGAGCGCTAGCAATAGATGCTAATGAAGTAGATCAATTTTATTCAGAATCCATATATGATAGTTCGGCTGCTATTAAACCTTGACAATTAATAGATAGAAATTATTTTCCAAATGGAATTACATTTGCAATAGTTGCCACAGGAGATTCTAGTTCTATAGATTGAGAAGATAATACACCTAGTCATACGATACCAAAATCAATTGCTTTTATAGATAAAGCATCACAACCTCCTATTCCGCCTTTAGGAGGAAAAATTGACCCATGAACACTAATACCAGGAGCAGAAATATAGAATAAATGAGTAATTTACTTAATCAAAGAGATAGTGATATACTAAAAGATTATATACAAGTCTTTAATGTTCAAACTAATCCATTAGAATGAGATGCAATTGTAGATATGCACGTGTACGATTACTCTGGACAATATCTATTAACAAAGCATGACTTTAAAGATTATATTCTTACTCGTCAGTACAATGATGAAGTTACTATAGAATTTAATTATGATAATTTAGTTGAAGATGAAGTCATCACCTATGGAAAGTATATTGCTAATTTTGATTTTAGTAAAAATATACTAGGTTCATATAAAGGCGGTCAGGTATATATTGATGAAATATCTCCATCAAGAGATGAAATAAAAATAAGACCTAAAGCGTGAACTTTAGAATCTAATTCAGATTGGCTACATCTTAATACTGTTAATAATAGAATACTTAAATTCGTTATTAACTTAGGTGATGATATTATTATACCAATTACTAATTACGTTTATATTGATGAAAGTGATGATATTGGCTCTTATATTCTAAAATTATATAATCCTCTAGATTCTAAGTATTCTGTTAAAGGTCAATTATGAATTGGAGAATTACTTGCTGATAGAATAACAAAAAATATTGAACTTATTAAACCAAAAGCAGAAGCTAAGAACTACAACTCTCTCGCAGGACCTAATTTTGAAGTAAAGGTTTTTCCTAATTCATTTACAAGTAATTCAGAAAACAACAGTATACAGACGTTTAAGACTTGAGATGATATATTATCATTAGATCCAACTACTTCAAGTTCGCTAATAAATAAGCACATAAGTAGTTCTATTCAAGATTCGGCAGAATTAGCAATAGATTATACAAGCTATGATAACTTTATTCATTTTGGATCTGCTGAAGAGCAAGTAAAAAACTTCTATTATAAAGTCAATCTCATTCAGCTATATGAAGATCAAATAAATTGATTGGCAGCAACTACTCAATCCACAGAAGTGGTAAATAATACAAGTACATATACATTAAGAAAAGACACTGTTATAAATAATCTTACTCCTTATGAGAACTACCTATATTATGAGAGTGCATCTGCCTATACCGACTCTTTTGGAGTTCATTATAGCGACACTTATCCTAAGACAACTAGCTATAGACCTTATGAATTATATCATTATAGTTCAGCTTCTGCGACAAATTGACTTGCATCACAATCATTGAGAGCAGCGGATTATGATCTAAGTAATGTACATTCATTAATTAATGTTGTTCCAGAATACTTAAAGATAATTGATTATGATGATAGCGTTACTATTGATTTAGTAACCGGTTCATCTACAGCAAGTGTAGATAATCTCGTTACAATAAATAAATCTTGAAATGATAGCCCTTCTGCAGAATATATTTCATTTGTATATATGATTGGTCAATATTTTGATAATCATTGAGCATATATTAATGCTCTTACAGAAAAAAATAAAAGAGAAGACAATATAAATCTTGGTGCGTCAAAAGACGTATTATATGATATTGCTCAATCTCTTGGGTGAGAGCTTAATAATGGAAAAGATCTAGTTGACTTATGAAAATATACTTTAGGAGAGCAAATCTCAGGTTCTTGATCTGGCGGTGAATTTAATTCAGGAAGTTGAGAGGAGTCAAACACTGGCAAACTAACCGTTTCTGGTTCTTATGAGACAATTACCGGAAAAGAATATACTCAAGAAATATGAAATAGAATTATAAATAATTTACCTTACTTACTTAAAAATAAAGGTACAAAACAAGGAATTCGTGCCTTATTAAACTGCTATGGTGTACCTGCTGATATATTATATATCATGGAGTATGGAGGACCTGAGGTATCAGGAAGTTTGGTAAATAATTATACAACAATTGATGAAGTTGTCTATGGTCCTAACTTTACTGAAGGAGATGATTGTTATTTTACTGTATATCATCCATATACTAACAACAGATATGTACGTACTTTTGAATTTAGATTTAAAACAAGTGCTTCAGTTGCTGAAGCTGATGAGATGTCACTTTTAAAATATGGTGATTTTAATATTAGAGTTAAATCATCTGGCTCATTAGATGAAGGATGAGCAATAATGAGCTCAGGAAGCGATGAGATATCTTCAAGTAAATTACCACTATTTAACGATAATTATTGAAACATTATGTCAACAGTAAATGATAATACAGCATCATTATATTTATGTCAAACAAAAGATAATGAAATTGATTATATTGATTCAAATTCCGCAATTGTTTCGTTTGATATGTTTTATTCTCCAACAGGTTCAGGTGATATAAGAATTGGATTTTATTCTGGAAGTGCTGCGTTTTTTACTGGCTCAATAAGTGAATATCGTGCTTGAAATATTGCATTAACCGGAAGCGAAATAACTAATCATTCTAAATATATAAGGTCAACACATACAACAATTGGAAGTCAATGAGATAACTTAATGCAGCATTATCCATTTAATACTCCTTCAAACCTAAATCCAGGTGATACTCCAGATTTACAATCGAATTGCGCTCCTAATTTAGATAAATGAAGCAATATCGGTTATCCACAATATGATGTCGTTGCAACACCAGATAGTTTTCCAGATGTTCCTGATTTCCCATATCAATTTGACTATGAGGAAATTGAAACGAGAGTTTTGGTTCCAAATATTGGTGGTAGTAGATGAAACAACAATAAAATTAGAATACAGGATGCAACACTAACCAATATTCTCGATCCAGAAATTTCTGTTGTTGATTGAGACAATTATGAAGTTGCAAAGGACTCCAATAAAATTGGAGTATACTTATCTCCTACAAATCTTATTGATAAAGATATAATAAACACCTATGGAAGCTATAGCTTTGATAATCTTATTGGCGATCCAAGAGATAGATTTAGTGGTAGTTATGCTAGTCTTGATACAGAAAATGAATCATATTTTCAAAAATATAAAAGTAGAAATAATTTTCAAGATTATCTTAGATGAATAAGAATATATGATAAATCATTATTTCAACAAATAAAAAATCTTCTTCCTGGAAGAGCTAAGATTCAAACAGGTGTATTAATAAAACCTCATATATTAGAAAGACATCCTCAAAAGTGACGTCAAGTTAAACAAGAAAGACTTGATTACACATCATCTATTAATGCTGATACTTGGAAATCTGCAAGTGCAGAGTGAAACACTTACGAATCATTAATTAAAGATGAACATACTATATCATCAGAGTATTTAACTTATAGAGGTACAGTAGACGCAGATGAAGATAGTAATTTTTCTTCTTCATCTATAGCATTACCTACAGTTATTTATGCATGAGATGAGTTTCCAGAATTAGGCGCAGGATTTAATGATGTTAATTATAGAATTTGAAGTATAGCAACAAGTTCTATAACACTAACAAATGGATACGTAAAAAAAACTATATCATATTATTATAAAAATTATTCTATAAAAGAGAAATGTTTTTATAATTATAATAAAGAGAAACTAATTTATGGTGGCTCAACGCAAACTAGTGAAACAACAATAGATAATACTGATCCTGTAGAAGTCTTCATTACATCGCCTAATAGTTTAATGGTAAGTAAAAATACAAACAATATTTCTACAAATTTAACAGTAGAATAAAATTTAAAAAATAAAGAGAGAGAAAAACATGGCTTATTTAAACCGCGATTCAAATACTGTTATCGTTGATGCTATTCTTACAAAGAAGGGAAGAGAGTTATTAGCTAAAGGAAAAAACGAATTTAATGTTACTAAGTTCGCCCTATCAGACGATGAAGTAAATTATGATTTATGAAATCCTAATCATGCAGATGGTACAGATTATTATGGAATAATAATCGAAGGAATTCCCTGTATGGAAGCAAATCCAGATGAAACTAAAAATATGAGATTTAAACTTCTAACACTTAACAAGGATCAAACACAAGTTGCAAAATTGACAAATATGGAAAGCACTTTGACGCTTGAATCAAATGTAGAATATACAATAAATCCATCATCATTACCAACTGGTATAGATTCAACACTTGGTTATACTCTAACATTACATGATTCAACATTTGCTACAATTTATCCAATAGGAACTGTGCCAGATGGTGCTGGTAATCAATCCGCCGCTGTAGGAGGTACTGCAGTTTCTAACTTAACGACGTCCGTAACAGCAGTTGGAAAATCATTTAGATTAGTAACAAAATCAAAACAAACTACCGCATCAACTACAATTACAATTATGGGTAATGAATCTGGAGCAACTCATACTATTACATTAACTGTTAATGCAATATCCATCGGACCAGGCGGTGAGATACTTACAGGCGCACCAGTAGCATAAAGGAGAATTTAAAATAATTATGGCAAAAATTTACGATAGTATATATACTTATTTTGATATCGACGAAGATATCGTTGAAGGAAATAGAAAATTAGTAGTTGACGGAGCATTTTTAGATTCAGATGGAGCCGAAACTGGAAGTTTAACTTCTGCTTTTACGTCATCAACACAAGCAGCTCTTAGCTCTTCTAATTATTACCTACACGTGTATCAAGCAGAAACATCTTCAGCAGCAGCTGAGGTTCAGTTTGATATTGCATTTGGAACATCATCTGCATATTCTGGTGGAACAACTTATTGAACAACTTATGATCCAGCTTATGCGACATATAATCAATACGTATCAACTCTTCTTCCAGAAAATACATCATCATTTGCTTTACCATCCGGAAGCACAAATAATATTACAATAATTAATTTTAAGCGTGAAAGAACTAAAGAAGGAATTAATCCTGGAACCTGGTGTCTTTGCCTTAGTGGAAGTTCGGGTATAACGCTTGTTGATAATAGTAAAGATACATCACCTACACTACCAACGACAAATTTTGGTATAGGAACTTCTTATTATGTTTATAGCGGATCTTTCACAAACAATGTTGCAACAGCGAGTGCTTATCAATATGGCATTGTCTATAATGATATGGGAATAATTGTTTTAGATAATAATGCGCTCTATACAAGCGCGTCAATAGATGCTGGTGGACTTGGTTCTCCACATTATTCACAAAGTAATCATGAAGTATTTCGTGCAATTTCAGCTTCTATATCCGAAGCAACCTATTCTGTAATAAGAAATCAAGAAGAGGTATCATCTACACATTATTT